GTGGCAACATCCGAAGGCTCTCGCCCTGTGGTCCGCCGTTACGCGCAACCGGGATGATTGCACCCGGCGCAATACGGATAGTCTGCGGGTTTAGCACGCCATCATCAGCTGCTGTGTAAACACCAGCGATGGACAGGCTGGCGTTTTTCAGCAACAGCTCAAGCGTTTTGTTTAGCGTCTTGATGTCAGGGATTGCCGTGAGCAGTGGGCCTCGACCGTAAATTTCACCAGCAACCTTCATGTAGCGTGCGACAATCCAAGGCGAAGACTTCATCTCGCGCATCAGGAGCTGGTCTTTACCGTCTTTCGCAATAACATAATAGTGATACATGCCGGTTTCGACATCGAGGCAAGTTGCCTCAATAAGGTCAACTTCTTCGGTCGGCTTCTCATCGACAAGGCGCTGTAGCTTTGCAGACAGCTCGGCGTCTTCCCAGTGCTGGGTAATAGCCTCTGCCTTCATCCGCATACGGCGATAGACGTTATCGACCTTGCCGTGCGCGCCCTCTTCGATACAAACCAAATACTGTGGCACCGCTGTGAAACGTATCGGCGTTAAATCATCTCCGGGTTGTACCAACATCACTGCGGTGCCTACGGCTAAGTCTAACAAAAACTCGCCCATTGCCAAGTCAAAATTGGTTTGACGTAGCAACGCAAACATTTTATCTGAGTAAATGTCTAGCGCGGCCTGCGCCTCTAGTCGGCGCTCCTGCGGGATGTCCTGACCCGGCTCTAGCCGGCACCATGATGAGTAAGGCGGAAACAAGCCAGACTGTATGCGATTAGCAAAGCGCTGTGTCGAATTGATAGCGGTACTGTCGAACACGCGAGACATTTTGTTTTGCCCCGGTGCGTTGCCGCCTTCATAGAAACCGTCATACAAATTGCGCTGTGGTAGCGCGAACTCATAACAGTCTTCGTAAATCTGCCGCCAGTTATCCTTGCGGCTTTGTGCCAATTCGTGGCGCTTGATAATCTGTTCGGGCGTCATCATGCTTTTTTATTCCTATCGGCAAAGTTGCGTGCGCTTTCTTTTGAGCGGAAGCCCCATGCGCGAAGAGCTAGCCCCAAACGTGTAGGCTCACCGTCTTTTCTTTCTGGGCCAGACATGCCGCCAAACCTTGCGGCGAATGATATGCGGCGCGGTGATGTGCCAGACGATAATGGGCGGCGTAAGTTACCACCATCTTTGCTCTCATGGTGCTTGCGTCCTGCCTCATTTAGGCCACCTTTGGGGTTTTGGTGCGCCTTCTTAGTCACGCGCCGCCCTCATGTTATCGATAAGGTTCGGGTAAGGGCGACCGGCTTTTGCGGCAGCGCGCATTGCAGAACGCTTTTTCGCAGGTGTTAAGCCCTTCGGCTTGCCGACGCTCTTCGGGCGCTTCTTATCCCAGACTGGTTTAGGCTTCTCCGCCATATCCGCCGCCTTTCTTTTGTGCCATTTTTGTTTTCATGGATGCGCCTGTTACGCGTCCGCCTGTCTGGCGTGCGTATTCTTTAGCCGCTGTCATGCCAGACTTTGTATAAGAGAATGTCCGGGTCTTGCCGTCCTTGGAAACTACCTTCGGCATGTTACGCTCCTAATGTGGTTTGACCTTCGTCAGATGTGCCAAGACGACCGCCTGACAATAACTGTCTGCGACCACCGGCTCTAGCGCGACGTTTCGCGGCGGCGGCCTTTTCTTCTTGCGTTGCCGCAACCGGCCCCTGCTCTGGCTTTTCCGCTACTTTCTCAATTTGTGCTTCTGCTGGGCCTTTGTCCTTAAACAACTTTTTTCCAAGACCTGTGCTTTTAACAACTTTAGCAACAACTGCCGCCATAACTAGCCTCCTAATGTTTTCTTAATGCCAAGCTGTGCGTCTTCGCGGTCTTTGCTTAACAGCATACGCGAACCGCCAGATGCTCTTGAGCGACGACGCGCCGCAATAGCGCGCATCTTTTCTGCCTCTTGCGCTTCGAGGCGCTCTTCTTGGCGCTGTTGTGACGCCGCAATTTCTGGGTCAGGGGGTGGCGGTGTCGGTGTGTCGGGGGCTAGCCCAAATACTTTTAGAATAGCAGCCATTAAAAATACCTCGCATACATAAAATAATCTTGACCCGCTGCACCGTACTTACACAGCAAACCCTCACGCGTGAATTTTAACGCATTTGCCCACCTAACTGCAAACGAATTATCGACCTCTACGGTCATGTGCAATCGATGTAATTGCAACTCGATAGCGATGTGATTGTGATATCTGATAGCGGCCTTAGTAAGTGATATCGGTATGCTCTCAACTAGATAGTCTGTGAGCAACCACATCTCTGCGACGCCGGGCCAGACCTGCACAGAACCAAACGAGCAAACCATCTTGCCCTTATAAATCCCGGTGTAGGCGTGCGGTTGCTCGGCGTACAGCTTCAATATGTCCGCGTAGTTCGGCACCTCGTCAAAACACTTGGCGTCGTAGTGCCTCAAGTTCATGTGGTGCGGGTGCGCCCAGTGGAAGGGCACAAACACAAAGTCGGGATTACTAGAAAACATTGAAGTCCATGTTCGCCTGTATCGGCCTTGTTGCCCCACTGCGGTGACTGTTGCGCGTCATATTGCGATGCTCAGACCCCATCATCAGATAACCGTATGCGTCACCGACGTGCGAATGTTCGTTTTTGTTTGGCGCATCTTTAAACCGTTCCTGACCGCCACCCATCGCAACGCGCTTGAAGTGATAGCCACCAGCTAGCGATTTGCGTACACGCGCACAGCTACGGTCTACGACAAGACCGGGCTTGCCGTCTATCAGCCGGTTCATTGGCGCGGCACCTGCCTCACGGCGAACCATAAAATCGTTAGACGCTGTTGGCTGTGCGCGAAGTCCGATGGTGCGCATATGCTCAAACGCGGTCACCTCGAATATCTCATCGCGCTTTGCACCAGCCGGGTCACCCCAGATGAACACCTCGCTTTTAGGAAAGTGCGTGTTGATGTCCGCCATGAGGTGGTGACAGAACCGCTCTAGGCCCATGTCGAAGGCAACTAGCTCATGCACAACGTGCCACCTGCCGTTAGCCATCTTCTGCCCAAACACAGCCGCTGGCGTTAAACCAAAGTCAAGCCCGATATGAACAGGCCAGCCCGGTTCTATCTCAACGTCGCTGGACATAAGGCTGTCGGAGAACTCCGACCACACCGCCTTGCCGTCCTGCACAAAAACATATTGCGCCCCGGCGTAGCATTGTATCCAGTCCAGCGTTTTACCAGCGAGCTGCTGTTCGTAGTAGCCGGGCGGTAGGTTGTTGGTGTTCTCCGCCTTCGGGTTGTTAATCCAATATTTGCCAGCGCTGTAGATATTCTCCGGGTGTTCCTTCGTGCCTTCGGTAACGCCGCCGGGTTGCTTGTAGAACTTCCACGGATACTTGCCACGAATAGGGTTCTTCTCAGCGAGATTGTGCCACCAGTGATCCGAATCCATCGGGTTAGTACTCATCCAAACACCGCGCCACGGACAGCCGCCATGCTTCTTGGTGGGGAAGCGACCGACACGCGATGTCAGGCCATCGACTACCGCTTTCGGCAGCTCACGCGCTTCGTCAATAAAGCCGCCGGTCAGTTCGAGTGACAACAACTTTCTCACGTCTTTGGGTTGGTCTAGCGCAAGAAAGATGACCTCGCAGTCGAGGCCGGGGTTGCCGTCACGCGGTGGCAACTTAATGTGATGCGTGATCGGCGGCGACCAGCGCATCTGGCCCCATGTGTTCTCAGGAAATATCTCCTGCCACGTCTTAATGGTCGTTGTGCGCAGTTCGGGATAGCTGTTTCTGATTACGGCAAAACGTGTATATCTTACATTGTCCACTGGTGAAGCAGGTTGCTTGACAGCACGCAACATTACCTCGGCTAATGATGCAAAGGTCTTTCCAGAGCCGACTGGACCAAGCAGACCCCTCACAAAACTGTCGTCGTTCAAAAAATCCCATGTGGTCGGGCTTTCACTAAAATCCAAGTTAAGGCCGGACAGTGCATCTGTCGTGGCCTGCTTGGTTCTGCGTTTCGACCTGTCGGTCGCTCTCGGCGCTCTAGCCATTAGATAGATTTCTCCTGACAAAAATTATCGGCAACAAAGGCGGGTGAGCGCTCACCGAAGCCGTGTTTCTCGTAATGCAACCAGCGCAGGTTGTTCTCACGCAGTTGCGCGGCTCTCTTGCATAGCGGCCTGCCGACATAGTCACCGCCGCGAATTATCTCGCACCGGGCCTGCGTAGCTTCGCCAAGGCCGACAACCATGCAGTACATTATCATGTACTCGAACATCACTTAGACCCCGGACTGTTGCGACGGCGCAGAACCATCCGAGCTTGTGAGCCAAAGCGACCGGGGTTTCTCGTCAGGCGGTAGTCGCCGTCCTGCCAAAACTTAACGGTCCTGTCGTTCAAGCGCTTCAGCTCCGCCTTGAACTCATCGATGGTCATATCAGCCGCGTTCATCATTTAGCTTCTCCTCAAGGTTTTGTAGCGCTGCCATAGCGCAGTTTAGTTCATGCGTTAGCTCGCGCACCTGTCGCTCTAGCGCTTCCTTCTCCGGGTCAGTGTCGGGCGTAAACATTACAAACGTAACGTCCTGCTCCTCATCCATTGCGTCCATGTCCAACAGCACGCCCTTGCACTTCGAGCAGACAACCTGTTCAGTCTCAGCGTAACACCTGCCGCGTGTCTCTCCGCCGCAATGGTCGCAAACTTGGTATTCGTTGAAGAACCGCACAAAGCTATTGTGCTTCATCCTCGTTATCTCCGCTGACATCCTTCACCTCATACGTCGTCGTCTTCGGGCCAGTCACGTTAATGCCTATCATACTAGGGCGCTGGTCGTCGCTGTTCGGTTCCAGCAATCCGCGGTGCTTCGCCAATAGCCGCAGGGCAGATAGCTTGTCGTGCATCTCCACCTCGATTTGATTGCCATGCGCGTTTGGCGTTACCTTCACCTTCTTGATAGCGCGCCGGGCGCGTTCCGACAACTGGCTGGACGGCGTGAGCTGTATCTGCCCCATCGCATCCCATGTGATAATATCGGTAGCCTCGGCGCTGCCGATAGCCTCTAGCTCCTGCACAACTGCCTCGCGCTTGTCAGCGTCTGGGCTGGACAGCGCGTGCCGCTTATTGCGAATGGTCGGTGGCTTAGTCATCGCCGTACATCCTATCTGCGATTTCCCCGGCGCAGGCTAGATAGCCGCAACCGTCGATATAGTTATCCATGTGCGCCGGGTTGCCCTTCATGCGCGCAATCTTCAATAACGCCATCATAACACCAACGTCGTCTGCCGCAACGTCGCAATCAAGGTGCAGTGACCAGTATTCCGCGATGAGCCTAAAGTTATCTTCCATATCGCCGTGGTCCGCAGCGCGGTCCTTCGTGACGTACTGCGTTGCCGTTTCTAAAATATCGCGTCTATACATTAACAATCTCCAAGCCGCATGTGTTGCATTTCATTTCGCCGTTTAGCGATGTCTTACATTTCGGGCATAACCCGTTTGCCATTAACCTAGCCATAGAGCCGTCGCCGGTTGCAAAGGTGGCGATGTCTACTTCGTCGATATCGTCACCGCCGCAATGCCGGCAGAAGCCGCCGGTGCTTTCGCCGGGGTGGTACAGGTCGTTATAGTGGTCATGCTCTGTGCCGCAGTCTCGGCAGCGTAGTATCTCGTCAATCATGGGCCAGTTCCTTCGAAAATTTTGCGTGACATCCCCCCGTACACAGCGACGGGGGCGGGGGGCAAGGGGTCAACTTTTTCTGTAGCGCCTGCACACACACCCCACAGCGGCGTGTACATAAGCAAACGAACGTATGTTCTACTGTACATCGAAGTACCCCACTACGTCAGCAAGAGAAGGCACCCCACCCCTTCGCTCTAGAGCCTTATCACACACGGTTAGCGTCGCCGCCTTTACGTCAGCCGCGCAGATATCACGCATCGCCAGACGACGTGCGTGTGCTATCTCATTATCGAACAGCCGCACCTGCCCGGTCGCTTGCTGGACGGCCCTGATGTAGGCCCAGCAAATTTCGCTGGCCTGCGTGTGTGTGTTCTCGTCTCCACCCCTCATACTCCCCTTTTCTTCTATGGGGACGTCTTCTTGGTCAGCGATGAGCTGTAGCGGCTTGGCTATGTGTATGTCCTCGTAAGTCGGCACTGGTTCGTCACCCTCCCACAGCACCTGATACCTGTTCGTTTTCCAACCGCTAGCCGCTATCTGATAGTCCTTGCTGTGAAGCTGACGCACATACTTACGCACCTTCAATCGCTTAACCGCATCATGCACGCTACGACGCTCTGCGTAGCCCGCTACGTTGCACAGCGTTTCCATGCTAGGCCAACACACACCAGCCCTGTTCGTGAAGCTACACAGCGCTCCTAGCACCCTTAACTCACGTTCCTTTATTTCACGGTCCGCGAAGGCGCGCATCGGCATTACTGACCACGGCCTCTTGTTCTCGCTAAAATGGGATGTCGTCATCGAGTATCTCCTTCACTGTCTTAACGTCAGTCACCGTCGCACCCATATCCGCAAAGATGCTACGCGTCTTCTCGACCAGCTTGTTATCAGCCGACCATGCGTTCACGATAGCCGCGACCTCTTCAATGCAATACACCAGCGCGTCTGGCATTTCCTTCTTCATCTCCGGCACGTCATGCCTGTTGCGCACCAGTGCTATCACACCGCCATCCTTCATTGCCGCAGTCCACGCTATCTGCTCTATCTGCCTTCCGCCAAGCTCGGTGGCCTTCTGCTCTAGCACAGCATAAGCGCGTATCGTTACAGCCACCTGCTCCTCAACGTCTATCGGGTCTTCCTTCTCGATAGCCGCGTTCAGCCTATCCATCTGTTGCCAATACCTATCACGCAATGCCTCATCGACTAGCATAGGCAATCTATCGATGCCCCACTTTCGCTCATATTCAGACACAACCCTATCATGCTCTGTCAGGCTGTTCTGTATCTTCCGATAGCTTGCCTCGCTTGTTACCTTCGTACCAAGCAACCGCCTCATCCCTGTACTATCAGGCTTCCTTACTCTTCTCTGCTTTGCCATTACTCTACCCCTTATCCGCGTGTGATATGTGAATGTGAAACCCCTATAGGGTTTTTCACATCACACACACACCATGCGACTATGTGATGTGACGTGTGATTTAACGATTTTACAATCACACATTATCTCCCAAGTCCTTGTTTAACCATACTTTGTTGTCTTCTATGAAAATCACACGCTTTTGCTGTAATGCCGCCCTTGCATCCCTACGCTTGCCACTGGTCAAATCAGGCGTTTTCACACGGTGCGCGTCATGCCAAGCCGTCACTGTGACCCTATCACGACCCAGCTCAACCGCTGTATTACGCAACGCCTGCAACGCTATCGACTGGTCACTTGTCAGCTTCACGCGCCTGCTTTTGCTCGGCGCATCCACCGGCTTCATCACCACCGACACATCATCTATCAGCGCGATAGGCACCATCTCGAAGCACATATCCGGGATAGGCTCTGCATCCTTCTGCTTCTCCACCGACAGCGTGACAACGCTCTCTAGCTTCGCCGTCTTGATAACCGTGTCACACGCACCCAGCAACGCAGTTGACCCACGCATACCACGCGCCGCGTCCTTCCCGCTGTGATGTATCGCCACAACCGCAGACTTTGTGTGCCGCTTTACAGCTTCACACGCATCCACAAACAGCCCCATATCCGTCGAACTGTTCTCATCACCGCCGAGCAACGCCCTCGCGACCGTGTCGATGAACACAGCGCTGAACGTCAGGCCAAGCTCGTCAATCGTGCGCAACAGTCTCTCGATATCCTCTTGCTCGCGGAACCGCACAGCCACCGGCAGGACGTGGAACGGCACTTCATGCGTCATCTTATAGTGCGCCTGCCATGCCTTTATCCGCTTGCCTAGTCCGCCAACGCCCTCACCGGCTATATATAACACCGCACCCGGTGCCACTGCCTGCGTGTGCCACGCCTTCGCGTAAGCCAGCGACAGCGCCATATCAATCGCAACGAATGACTTACCGGCCCCCGGTTCACCATACAGCACGCTAAAACCATGCTTGGTAAACACGCCGTCTACCAGCCATTCCACAGGCGGCATGTTGCGCAGATAGTTGATATCGTATGTCTCGAACACATCCGCACGCGGCTCTGTGTCAGGCTCTACCATGTCAGGCGCGACAGATAACGGCTCGGCAGCTTGCACCAACTGCGCCAGCTCTGCCGTTGTACCGCCCTGCGCGAACCAATCATACACGTCCTGCTTATCCGATAACCCCGGCAGACTAACCCTGCTGACGCTCGATGCGACTGGCATCAGGTTCGCTATAACCATGTCCGCGTGTAACTGCCCCGGCTCATCAGCATCAGGCAACACAATCACCTGACGGCCCGTAAACCATGTATTGAGGTCCGCTGACCACTTCTTCGCGCCACCATGACTTGTCGTTGCAACAGCGCCCAGCTTTATCAGCGCTTCCGCACACTTCTCACCCTCGACAACGAATATTGCCTTGTCCGGGTTTTGCATTATGCCGACTAGGTTGTACGGTAGCGGTGTCACATCCTTCATGTTCCACAGCCAGCCGCCATTGCCGTCGGGTTTACGCTGCCGAAACGTCTTCGGCTCGTAGCGCACAACCTGATACGCAACCTCGCCGTCGTCGTTGACGTAGTCGTACACCTTGCTGATGTACTTTGCCGGCGACAGCTTATCTTGTGCCTGCCTCGGCACGCCGAAGCGCTGTTCTAGTATCTCCGGCAGGCTCTTCAGTCCTGCGCCTTCATTGATGCGCACCATGTCAATGACACCGCCGCCTTCGTTAGCCTCGAAGTCGAACCAAGTGCCTTTGCGCGTGTCTACGCTCTTCGAGCCATGATTGCCCCAGCGCAACTCGGTGCCACGCTTTTCAGCAGGCTCACCCCAGTAATGCTTGGCTATCGTCTCGATGTA